AAGAGGTGGGTTACTATATAATAAGCTATTGCTTGACTTATCTCTACAAAAGAAACATCAACCAATTGGCAACGGAGAAAAGATTAAGTTCGTATATCTTCGTACACCAAATAGTCTTCATGAAAATGTTATATCATTTCCTGAATACTTACCAGAAGAATTCGGATTGCATAAGTACGTTGATTATGACATGCAATTCCAAAAGACTTTCTTAGATGCTATCGAACCAGTGCTCAATGCAATTGGTTGGTCATCCAAGGAGATAGCTACTTTAAATGATTTTTTTGAATAAAGTAGTGTACATACACTTAAAACTGTGTTATAATATACCATATATGGAGAAAATATGAAAAATATAAAATTAGTCAGATTAACATCAGGTGAAGAACTCATCGCAAACGTTGATCTAAACGGTATCGATACTGATACAATTATACTTAAGGATGCAATCGTTCTTATTCCAGCTGGAGAAGGTAAACTAGGCTTTATGCCATTTATGCCTTATACAAAAGCCAGGGAAGGATTTGAAGTTGATTTGAAATTCGTTATGTTTATGGTTGACCCAGTAGAAGATCTAGTTAAACAACATGCTGGCGCAACAAGTCCTATCGACTTATCTGCTTCTGCACCTTCTGGGATTATTACATAATGAGTAAGGATTGGGTAAAAGATATTCACGTTATGCAAGCTAAATATCTTACGCGACAATGGGTTGAAACTAATCCAGATAAACTCAAAGAATTCTTAGAATTTAGAGTTGATTTTCTTAAAGAAGAATTGATGGAAACTAAAAAAGCTACTACTGAAAACGATCCTGAAGAAATCGTTGATGGTCTTATCGACTTATGTGTAGTAGCAATTGGTACTCTTGATGCTTTTGGAGTAGATCCTTATAAAGCATGGGATGCAGTACTCGAAGCTAATATGAATAAAGAAGTTGGTAAAAAACCCTCAAGGCCTAACCCTTTGGGAGTGCCAGATTTAATTAAGCCAGAAGGCTGGGAAGCACCGTCACACAATGGAAACCATGGTAAGTTTAACAATATTCGATAACATATACGATAACAAAACGTTAAAGAGAATGGATTATGATTCTTTTGATGAGTTTGCTGCCGTGTTATTCAAGCTTGCAAAAAGTACAAAGTATCCTACTAAGAAGGATGCTCCGCTCATAAGTCCCGCAATCTATACTAAAGATTCGACAAGATCGAATGCTTCAGTTATTTCGTGGGCTGGTTGGTGCGCAGTTGATGTCGATACTGCAGTTGAAGGTGAGCCATGGAAGGCCTACAGCCATATTCAATATAGTACTGCATCTTCTACGAAAGAGTTACCAAAGTTTAGATTAGTGTTTCCACTATCACGTTGGGTTGACAATACAGAGATCAAGCATTTCTGGTATGCCTTAAACAAAGAAATGGGAGAGATTGGTGATATACAAACTAAAGATTTATCTCGTATGTATTATATACCAGCAACATATGATGGCGCTAACAACTTTATAAACAAGTTTAATGAAGGCCTCATGATGGATCCGGATAAAATAATGGCTAAGCATAAGTTTGTTTCAAACGATCCTATGTCAAAATGGCCTGAAGCTATTCGTAAAGGAATCATTGAACACACTAAGAAAAGTTTAAACAATACTAGTTATACATGGACAGGATATAAAGATTGTCCATTCGTTAATCAAAGAAAAGTAGATGAGTATAAAGCTCAGTCAGATGGTTGGTACTATTCAATGTATCAACTTATGGTATCGATTGCAGGTAATGCAATTAGTAAAGGTTATCCAATAACTTCGAAAGAAGTAGAATATCTCATAAGAGATCTGGATAGTGAAACCGGTAATTGGTATGTCAAAAGACCAATCACTAAAGAAGCTGAAAGAGCAATTGAGTTCGTATTCAGTAAAAACATATAGGAAAATATTGTGATGTTTGATAAATTTGAAGAAATAACTATGAAGATTTTAATTTGGGTTTGCGTCTTAGCATGGCCAGTATTGGTATTGTTTTTAATGTTTGCTCCAATAGCAAATGCATCAGATGAAAATGGCGACAGATATTGTTTAGCTCAGAATATATACTTCGAAGCAGCCAATCAACCTTTAGCAGGAAGACTCGCAGTAGCACAAGTAGTATTGAATAGAGCTGCTGATAATCAGTTTCCCGATTCAATCTGTGATGTTGTATACCAAGCTAAGATAGGAACAAACTGGAAAGGTAATGAATATCCAATCAGAAACATGTGTCAGTTCAGTTGGTTCTGTGATGGCAAATCTGATGAGCCAACCGATTCAGTCACATGGATGGATTCTCTACGAGTAGCTGATATGGTCATATACGAACAAGCCATTGATTTGACTGAAGGGGCTTTATGGTATCACAACGATCAAGTAGATCCGTATTGGAATGATTACCTTACACAAACTATAACTATTAATAACCACATATTCTACAAATGAGAAATTTTAACTTAACAGAAATCGACTACGATGCTTGGCATAGCCGTTCTATAGAAGAAGCCAATTTAACTAGAACCAATAAAAGCTTTAAAGAGTCAAAGCAATTTACAAATGGTATGTGGATTAAAAGAACGTATGACCATTTAGTATGGCAAACTAAAAGAGGCCAAGCTGCAGAGCAATTCTTAATGACTCACTGCGGTTATTCAGACGACGACGGAAAATGCAGAGATGTACGTAATCCTCTTGGAGAGTCTGTTGAAGTCAAAGTTATAGGTGATATGAATTATCTAGAAAGTAACCTTATTAAATGGGGAGAACTTGTAAAGCTAGCTTGGACCGGCTGGCCAACAATTCTAGAAGTATGGCATAGTCCATCAAAGACACAAGGCGTATATAACCCAGAGTATAAGTACGTTGGTAGATACCATTGGAACACTACAGTTGGTAGTAAGTTCTATCAATCATGGGTCAAACAAAATTAAAAAAAGAGTGTACATTTGCTGTATACTATGATATAATAGATATATTATTTAAGGAATTGATATGAAAGAAAGTTTAAAAGTTTTACAAGAGTGTGCTGAATTACAAGCTAGAAAATCTGATGATTACCAGAATCAGGAATCTAACGTTACTCAAGCAATGCATTATCGCAGAGGTGTAGATAGTATACACGATATTATAAACGGTAAAATGTTACGAGCACAATCGCTGCTCGAAGCAGGCCAACATGGTGACCCAAATTTTGAGTCCCTAGAAGATACCTACAAGGATATGATTAATTACGCATCCTTTGCAGTATCATTTATGCGTGGCAAAATGGAAGGTCAAGATCCTAACCGTGATTGCTTTAATAGACAAGCTAGACCTTTAGCAAGACCAAGTCACGAAACTGACGAGTGGGAAAGAACATGATGGAAATACCTGCAGTAAGACAATACTTTAAAACGCAATTAGCAATGGAACGATTTACTACTGATAGAAATGGTAGTAAAACAATTGAAATGATTGGTGCTTCATTTATAGCAGATGAACCAGCTATATTTGGTAAACCTAATCAAGAATATATAGATGCTGAATTAGAATGGTACGAAAGCGAATCAACTAATATCACTGATATCTATCCTGAAGGAGATAAAGAACCACCAAAGGCTTGGCAAGAAACAGCAAATGTTCATGGTGAAATTAATTCCAACTATGGTCATCTAATATACTCTGAAAAATATTATAATCAATATGCTCAAGTAGTAGAAGAACTAGATCAAAATCCTGATAGCCGTAGAGCTGCTATGATTTATACACGTCCTAGCATTTGGCTAGAATACAATGATCAGTTTAAAAACGATTTCATATGTACCAATGCAGTAACATATTATATTAGAGACGAGAAGCTACACAGTGTAGTTCAAATGAGATCTAATGATGTTATCTTTGGTTATAGAAATGATTACGCTTGGCAAAAATATGTTCTAGACAAATTATCATATGATCTATATGTTCAATCTGGTGACATCCATTGGCAAGTACAGAACTTACATGTATACGAGAGGCATTTCGATTTAGTAAAATGAATAATAATAAATGGTATCCAAGATATTTAGAACTAGCCAAGCTTGTAGCTACATGGAGTAAAGATCCAAGTACTCAAGTTGGAGCTGTTGCAGTAGGAAATAAAGGTCAAATATTAGCTCAAGGTTATAACGGATATCCTCGAGGATTTGACGATACTAACTATGAAAATAAAGAACATAAGTATGCACGTATAGTCCATGCTGAAATGAATTGTATATACAACGCTTCATGGAATGGAGTATCTCTAAATGAAGCTACATTGTTTGTTTGGGGATTACCAGTTTGTCATGAATGCGCTAAAGCTATTATCCAAGTTGGAATAAAGACCGTTGTAATACCACTAACCACGCAAGAGATTCCGCAAAAATGGGATGACTCTTTTAGATTAACTACTAAATTTTTCGTTGATGCAGGCGTAAAAGTAGAGATACACGATATAAAATTATGAAAAAATTTGATGTAAAAGAAATAGAACACAGCAAAAGAATATTTAAATCTGCTACTCCAAAATACACACTTGATTGGTATGTAAAATGGGTGGCATCGGTATTCGTATTAGCTGCAATGTCAATACGAGGTATTGATGGTTGGCAACTATATGATTTACTCCTGTCAGCTACGGGTGTAGGTCTATGGACAGTAGTTGCACTGCTTTGGAAAGATAGAGCATTGATTCTATTAAACTCGGTAGGATTTATACTACTAATAAGAAACTTAATAACGTATATATCCTCATGAGATTAGATTATAAGAACGTCGGAAAGATAGGAATAACATTCTCATGTTTCGATTTATTGCATGCTGGTCATGTCACAATGCTCGAAGAAGCAAAAAGACACTGTGACTATTTAATAGTAGGATTACAGACAGATCCAAGCATAGACCGACCAGAAAAAAATAAGCCAATCCAATCTATTGTAGAAAGACAAATACAATTAGCTGGACTTAAATACGTAGATGAGATAGTAACATACCAAACAGAAAATGATATTATGGATTTACTATTAACATTACCTATAAGTGTCAGAGTAGTTGGCGAAGATTACAAGGGAAAAGAATTCACTGGTAAAGAGCTCTGTATCCAACAGAAAATTAAAATCATATATAATAGTAGGAAGCACAGTTTTAGTACTTCAACATTGAGAGAAAGGTTACATGAGAATAGCAATAACAGGAAGTAACGGTTACATAGGCAAACGCTTAATAGAAAAATTAAAAGGTAGCGGTCACGATATCTTAGAAATAGATCTTATTAGGCAGCAAGATTATTACAATCGTGAAGTTAATATTAAAGGTCCAAAGGTATCTTGGAATATCACTACTACACCTTATCATGGTGGATTGCCATGGTGTTGGATACAATACGATTGTGTAGTCCATTTAGCAGCTTTAGTTAAAGTTGGTGAAAGCGTTGAAAAGCCATGGGAATACTATAATACTAATATCAATGGTACTCGAAACGTTATCGAAGCATTTCCAGGAGCTAAATTTATTTTTGCTTCAACAGGTGCAGCTTTTGATCCAACGTCTCCTTATGCAAAATCGAAAGTAGTTGCAGAAGATATAGTAAGAAGTCTATGTGATGACTATACAGTATTTAGATTCTTTAATGTCGGGGGTGGAAAACCAAATAACCCTGAAGGATTATATGCCGCTACGCAAAACGCAATTAAATCTGGTGAGTTTACTATTTGGGGAGATGATTATAATACAAGCGATGGAACATGTGTAAGAGATTACGTACACGTCGATGATATATGTAATGCAATTATCCGTGCAATCGATAAGCCTGGAAGCTGGGCTGATTACGAACCATTAGGATCAGGACAATCATACACAGTTAAACAATACATGGAAACGTTTCTAAAAGTAAACGGTCCATTGTTCGAGCTCAAATACGGACCTCGTAGACCTGGAGATAACGAGTATTCTGCAGTTCCATTTAAGTCAAAATTTATAACACCAGAAAAAACATTAGAAGATATAGTGAGGATAACATAATGAAAATATTAATAACCGGAATGAATAAAAATCAAACAACAAAAGATTTCTATTTAAGACAACAGCTAAAGGTAGTACCATCGCACTATTCATTGATTCGATGTTTAGAAGATATGGGACACGAGGTAGAGCAAAGATTAGTAAAGATCGGAGAAGATCTAGGAGATTATGACAAAGTAATCTGTTTCCTAGCATCACCTAGACAAGCTTTACAATTAGCGTTCTATAATGGACTATGGGCTATTCACGCTACCGCAAAGCATAACCTTATTCTTGCAATGGATGATTGGCAGACAGAAGATATCTTTAAAGGTATTCAATCATGTACAGATAAGGAATCACTCTTAAAAGAATTTACCATCGGACAAAACAAGATGTGTGACCCTGATATGTCATATGAACTATTAGAACCACATGCTGAAACTTTGTTAGATGCTGTTAAATTCATTGGAGAGAAAAGAAGGCCAATGTTGTTATCAGTGTTTATGGGTGGTGACATGTCTAAGCTCATTAATTATCCTGAAGATTTATTAGTAGGATATGATCCTAATCCATATCATAGGAATCGAACTCCTGGAAATAGAGGCGATATCGAAATAGAAGATATGGAATTCATGGAGCAATCTCTGATGCCAAGTATAGAAGAAGATACTATTGGACCTGATGAGAAAGCTATGGTCTTTAACTTCGCTTCACTTGTACAAGGTAAAACAAAACGTTGGTTAAAGCAGCAAAACGTTAGTGAGTGGGATATCGAATTCTTTGGATCTAGAAAAGAAAAACAAAGACGATTACTCGAAAGTGATATGTGTAAAGTATATGCAGAACAATGGGGAAGTTTAATGCCAGGTTACCCTCATGCAGGTTCAGGTTGGTGGAGAGCTAGACCTTATCAAGTAGCTGATGGTGGTTCTATTCTAATTGGTGAATACGACGAAATGTATTTGCTATATGGAGACGAATACCTTGCAGGCTTAACTGCTCAAAACCTAGAAGAAATGAATATAGAAGAACTAACTTCTGTAGCAGAACGCCAAAAAGATGCGCTATATAGTAGGCATCCATTGGATAAAAGAAAGCAACAGAAAGAACTAGGTGTTATTCTGTGAAGATATTAGTAGTTGGCGCTGGATTTGCTGGTGCAGTTATAGCAAGGGAATGCGCAGAACAAGGACACACGATAGATGTAATAGATCAAAGAGATCACATTGGTGGTAATGCTTATGACTACACTGATGAAAATGGAATACGAATTCATAAATATGGTCCACATCTCTTTCATACAAACAACGTTGATGTAGTGAAGTGGCTATCTAGATTTACTGAATGGACTCAGTATCAGCATAAAGTTAAAGCTCAATTGGATGATGGACGTTATGTTACTCTACCAGTTAATAAAGAAACAAAAGAAATAGTGGGTGAAGAGAATGTACTAGATATTTTCTTTAGACCTTACACTTATAAGATGTGGGGTAAAACATTAGATGAATTAAATCCTGCAATAATAAACAGAGTTCCAATACGAGATGATGATAATGAGTTGTATTTTCCTAATGACAAGTATCAGCAAATGCCGAAAGAAGGTTATACTAAGTTGTTTGAGAATATCTTTAGTCATACTAATATTAACGTATGTACTTCAGTAGCTTTCAATAAATTAATGGAAGAGGATTATGATTATATCTTTAACTCGATGCCTATAGATGAGTACTTTGATAATTGCCATGGTGAATTGCCATATAGATCTATCAAGTTTCATAACGTAACACTAAATCAAACTAAAGTTTTACCAACAGGAACAGTTAATTTTACACATGATGGTCCATTTACAAGAGTAACCGAATGGAAGAATATAGCAAATCACGGAGTAAACGACTATAAAACAGTGCTTACTTACGAAGAGCCATGTGATTATAAGGATAATAATATGGAAAGATACTATCCAGTTCAAGACGTAGAAGGAACTAATAGAGATACGTATAAGAAATACAAAGATATGGTAGACGAATCTAAAATGAAATTTATCGGAAGGTGCGGTCAATATGTTTATATCGATATGCACATGGCAGTTGGCGGAGCATTAGCAGTAGCAAGGAAATTTTTAAAATGAATTACGCATCAATAGTACCCTTAATTGGCGGGTCAACAATAGCCATGCAAAACGTATTTGGTAAAAGACCAGAATATATGATGACATACGATGGGTTTCAAGATAATGAAAAGCATCTTATTAATTATTATAATAATGAAGTACCATATTATAATCTATCAGAAGGACCTAAACCAACTCATAACGTTGATGTAGTAAATACAGTATGTCCTTGCGCAGGATTAAGTTCTCTATCGGTTGCATCTAGTTCTACTAATGAAGCTAATGACTGGATGGTCACTTCTGCAGAATACGTACTAAGTACAGTTAAACCTAAAGTATTCTGGGGAGAGAATGCACCGAGGCTAGCATCTAAAATGGGTGAGCCCGTAGTAGAAAAATTAAGAAGGATTGCTTATAGACATGGATATACATTTTCATTGCTACAAACTAAGTCAATACTCCATGGGCTAAGCCAAACTAGAGATCGATCATTCTATTTCTTTTGGAAAGATAGTAAAGTTCCTCTCTTTGATTATATTCATGAAGCACCAGGAAACATAGCAGAAGATATTAGATCAATATCCTTAGATAGTAGTGATCCAATGTCAGCTTTAACTAATGAAAAAACACCCTCAGAAAATCCATTTTATCGATATGTATTAGAAGCAATCGAAGGTGGTATTACTCATAAAGAATTCAGTTCCAAGCTTACTAAATCATGTAACGTTATGGACTATATAGAAGAACATACGAATTATAAAGAAGTTTCAGTTTGGATGGAAGAGCATGGATTTGAAAAAGAATCTAAGAGATGCTTGACAATGTATCACAAATTAAAATCAGGTGGCAATATTATGAGAAAGAATATTGAAGTACCATGTGATAAAATTGGTGCATTTGTTGGTCATCTACCAACTATGTTAACTCATCCAGATGAAGACAGATTCTTGACTGTAAGGGAAGCCTTATACATTATGAGAATGCCAAGTGATTTTGAATTGCTTGACCCTAAAAGAACACTAAACCATATATGTCAAAACGTTCCGGTTACAACTGCAGAGTTTGCAGCTAAACAGATCTATAAATATTTAAATGGACAGATTGATTTAGTAGACACAGATTTTCTTATTCAAGATAATCGAAAAAAAGCCATAAAATATCAAAAAAACAGTGTACAACTCGACAGTTTTATGGTATAATATACTAATATTGAGGAAAAAAATATGTTAAATACAAACGAAAAATTTCCAGGATTTATGCTTAACGGCGTAAACTCGGAAAATCAAATTGTTCAAGTTAAATCAGAAGATCTTTCTGGTTCTTGGGCAGTCATTTACTTCTACCCAAAAGACTTTACGTTCATTTGTCCAACTGAAATTTCAGGTATGGATAAACTTTGCGAAGAGGCTATTGTAATGGGAGTATCTGGTGATAATGAATATTGTAAGCAAGCTTGGAAAAAATCCAATCCGCTTATAAAAGACATTACACATACACTGGCAGCCGATCCCGGTTTGTCATTAGCAGGAAGATGTGATATCATTAATATGATTGATCTTGTAGCAAATAGAGCAACGTTCATTATCGACCCTGAAGGTATAATCCAACATTCATCAATGAATGCAATGGATACTGGAAGGAACGTAGATGTACTATTACAAACTCTCGAGGCACTTAAAGCAGGCGGTTTAACCGGATGTGATTGGGTTGCAGGAGAGCAGTTCGTTGCCTAGTGTAGATCTAAGACCGCGTAAACCAAATCCTAAGGATAAAAGACCTCAGAAGGAAATGCCCTTTGATGTTGGTTTACGCAAATTTAAGAAAGCTTGTGAGAGAGCTGGAATCGTGCAGGAGGTTCGTAGGAAAGAATTCTATGAAAAGCCAACTGCTAAAAGAAAGAGAAAAAAGGCTGAAGCAATTGCTCGTACTCGCAAGCAAGAAAGAGCAGCAAAATTAAGACCGAACAGGTGGAGATAATATTATGGGTATAATGGATAAACTTAAAAAGAATTCCAAAATTAAAACAACAGCTATATTGCAAGAGAGTATATTCTTTCAAAAGCAAGATACAGTTAAAACTGAGGTGCCAATGATTAACGTTGCGCTATCAGGAGATGTTGATGGTGGAATGACAAGTGGATTGACAGTATTAGCTGGTCCTTCCAAACATTTTAAAACATCATTTGCATTACTTATGGCAAGTGCTTATTTAAAAGAACATGAGGATGCAGTATTGTTATTCTATGATTCAGAATTTGGTTCACCGCAATCATACTTCGAATCATTCGGTATCGATACTAGTAGAGTATTACATACTCCTATTACAGATGTCGAGCAATTGAAATTTGATCTTGTAGGTCAATTAGATAATATCGATCGTGGTGATAAAGTATGTATTGTTATTGATTCAATTGGTAACTTAGCTTCTAAGAAAGAATTAGAAGATGCACTGAATGAAAAAGGTGTAGCTGATATGTCAAGAGCAAAAGCTTTAAAAGGATTATTTAGAATGGTAACACCATATCTAACAATGAAAAACGTTCCTCTTTTAGCAGTTAACCATACCTACCAAGAAATTGGTCTGTTTCCTAAAGCAGTAGTTTCAGGTGGCACAGGTATATATTACTCAGCAGATAATATTTGGATTATTGGTAGAAGGCAAGAGAAAGTTGGAACTGAAATCAAAGGTTATCATTTTGTAATTAACGTAGAGAAATCTAGGTTTGTTAGAGAGAAATCAAAGATACCTATCTCAGTTACATGGGAAGGTGGAATTGAAACTTATTCTGGTTTGCTAGATGTCGCTCTTATTGGTAACTATGTTGCTAAGCCTTCCGTCGGTTGGTATTGTAGAGTTGATAAAGAAACTGGAGAGTTACTCGATCCTAAAGTAAGACAAAAAGGTACTCTTGAAAAAGAATTCTGGGACCCAATCTTTGAAGGTACCGACTTTAAGAAGTTCCTCAAAGGTCATTACCAAATAGGTCATAAGCCTTTACTAGAAGTTGCAACTGACTTATCATTGGATTCTGAAGATGCCGAATAGTGTTGTCGATAATAATGACTTTAAATATATAGAATCAGAAGTTGAAGACTTTTATGGTATAGAACTTCTTACTCATTCGAAGTGGAAAGGAATCCAATACATATATGGCAAGGTGAATATAAATGAATCACCTGAACTTGGAACAGCCACGTTAGGATTTACCTATCAAGTTGTAGATTCTAAACAATTCGAAGAGGATGATTTAATAAATGATATTAAATTTAAAAATTATCTGGGTGGTATATTACAACATATCATTACAGATTCACTAGATAATGGAGCAAAGATTGGAAATAACAAATCAAATACAAACACACATACTCAATCATCTGATAAATGATGAGGAGTATTGCCGTAGAGTAATACCTTTCCTAAAGAAAGAATATTTTGAACATGAACACAGGGTCGCATTCGATCTTGTGGTTCAATTTGTTACTAAACATAACAAAATACCATCAGGCAAAATTCTAGAGTTAGAGCTTAAGAAAGTTCAAGCTCCTGATGATGTTCTAACAAGAACTCAAGAATTGATTGATGAAATGAAAGTAAGATCTGATCTTGATATAGATTATATTATAGCAGAATCTGAAAAGTGGTGTAAAGATAGAGCAGTATATAATGCTATAATGGAATCTATTAAAATCATTGATGGCAAAGATCCAGAGAAAGATGATGGTGCAATCCCTGAAATTCTTTCTAATGCATTGGGTGTTTCTTTCGATCCTAATATTGGCCATGATTATATCGATAACTCGGATGATCGTTTCCATTTTTATAATACGAAAGAAGAACGTATACCGTTTGATTTAGATTACATGAATAAAATTACAAAGGGTGGCTTACCGAATAAGACCTTGAATATTGCAATGGCCGGCACAGGCGTAGGTAAGTCACTCTTCATGTGTCATTGTGCAGCAGCTAATCTTGAGCTAGGAAAGAATGTATTGTACATTACTATGGAAATGGCTGAAGAAAGAATTGCTGAACGTATTGATGCTAACCTTATGGATTTACCAATCCAACAATTAGAGACTCTTCCTAAGAATGTATTTGATTCTAAGATAGAAAAGATTGGTAAAGGCTCAATAGGTAAACTTATCATAAAGGAATATCCTACAGGTGCAGCTCATACTGGACACTTTAGGGCATTACTTAATGAATTAAAACTTAAAAAGAATTTCAAACCGGATATCATATATCTAGATTATTTGAATATTTGTGCATCTTCTAGGGTGAAAGGCCTTGGTGGATCTATAAATACTTATTCCTACATTAAATCTATAGCAGAAGAGCTAAGAGGTTTAGCGGTGGAATTTAATCTTCCAATCATGAGCGCAACTCAAACAACGCGTGGTGGTTATGGTAATACTGATGTCGGACTGGAAGATACTTCGGAATCGTTCGGTTTACCCGCAACGGCTGATCTTATGTTTGCTCTCATATCAACTGAGGAACTAGAAGAATTAGGCCAAATGCTGGTAAAACAATTGAAGAATCGTTATAACGATCCAACCAAATACAAAAGATTTGTAGTAGGTATTGATCGAGCAAGAATGAAACTTTACGATGTAGAAGAGTCGGCTCAAACTGATATTATGTCAGATATGGCTCCCGACAAACCAATCGCAACGTGGGGCGATAGAGAAAACAAAGACACGTTCGCGGAATTCAAAACATAAATGGAGAAAATATATATGTTAAATTCGATAAAAAACTGGGTAAAAAATAGATTGCCTGAAAGAACTTCACATGACGGAGTATTGCTTATTGTGATATGCGGTAGTGTGTTGCTTTTTGGTGGTGTAGCTAAACTACTCGCATGGGTAGGAATAGGTTACGGTATCTATACTTTAGTCAGAGAGGAAGCGTAATGAGTTATTTAAAATCATTAGGAATGGCAACATTATTAATTCCATCATTTTCATTTGCAGACGTAAGTGGTAGTGTAGGATATAGTAGTGATTACATGTGGAGAGGGGCAACTCAATCCAATGGCCAATCTAGCTTTAACGCCAATCTTGAAGTAGAATCCAACGGTTTCTTTGCAGGTGCATGGACTGGACAAGTTGACTTCGGAGACGATGCATCTTGGGAAAGGAATCTATATTTAGGATATGGCTTTAGCGTTAGTGATAACTTAAGCGTCAAAGCGGGTATTAATCAAATACGTTATGACGGTGGTGGAAGAGGCGTGAAAGAAGAAGGATTTGTTAAAGTAAATTACAAAAACTTAAACGTCATGTATTTTCTAGACACCGAAAATGAAGATGATTACGCGCATATCAGCTATGACATATCGGACTTTGTTCCAGTAGTAGATGTAGCTCTTGGTTATGGTTACCATGACGAAGAAAATGATTTCTCGACAATGACCGTATCATATGATCTAAACGATGAATTCGAACTTAGCATGATGGTAATGCTTGACATGGCTTTCGAAAATCAGTTTAGTGATTCTGTATCTCTCGGTTTACATTATAATTTTTAAGAAAAGGACTAATATATAATGATGGATGTGAAACTCATATCATATTCACAACCAGCTGTAGACTTCGATATACCAAACGATGTTCTACAGTTGGTTGCCTATTGCGCTAGGGTATCAAACCCAGACAATCAGAATAATGAAAAAACAGCAGAAGGTCTAGTTAAGTATTTAATGAAGCACAAACATTGGTCACCATTAGAAATGGTATCTGTTTGTATGGAGATTAATTGCCCTAGAGACATTGCTAGACAAATACTTCGGCATCGTTCATTCTCTTTTCAAGAGTTTAGTCAACGATACGCCGACCCAACAAAAGACTTAAAGTTCACTACGAGAGCAGCAAGGATGCAAGATCCTAGTAACCGTCAGAATTCTATTGAATTACCAGAAGACGATACTATTAACTACATCTGGGAATCATATCAAGAAACAATAATCGAAAGATGTAAGAAAGCATATGATTGGGCTATCGAAGCTGGCATAGCAAAAGAACAAGCCCGTGCAGTATTGCCTGAGGGTTTAACTATGTCACGTATGTATGTTAATGGAACGCTAAGAAGCTGGATTCATTACATAGAACTAAGAGGATCTCATGGTACTCAAGAAGAACACATAGAAATAGCCAAAGCCTGTGGCAAGGTAATTGACACCATATTCACTCCCTTATCTAAATAAACGAAAATAAACGTAAAAAAGGGTGTACATTACTAGTAAACTATGGTATAATATACCTATATTAGATAATAAAGGAGTTAATATGAAAAACGAAATAAATCAACTACTAGAAGCCATCGCCGATGACTATAGGACGTTTCAAACTAGATCGAAAGTTGCCAATGGGTATACATACGATGTAGAAGAAAACGTAGCTGAATTCAAAGAAGCACTTACCGTGAAGGAAGGTTCTAAATACATTAGAATCGATACTAAAGGTTCAGTGTGGGGATTCATAAACAAAGGTAACGACAAATTTAAAGTTGGCGATATCTTAAAACCAGCTGGATATAGAGCTCCAGCGCTTAACAAGGCAAGAGGAAACATCCTTGATAAGTACACGGTATCTTGGACAGGACCACACTATCTTGCTGGTTACTCAGCAGGTGGAACGAGAGATATGGATCTCTTAAGTGGCAACTCTAAAGTTATCACAGTTGAAGGAGTATCAGTATAATGAATACTCCCGGAATCCAATACGATATGTTTAGTGATACGTTTACTGCAAGGTTCGAGCACATAGCAACAACCTACCCAGTATACTTATATCTAAATGAAAATGAGTTTAAGCTCATGACAGTCAAAGAGAACATGGATGCTAAGTTCGACCAAGCATTACAGTCACTTTGGTTAAGAGGCATTATCCCTCAAACTGGCGGTTCAGTTAATGAAGATATTGCCGACTTTCAAGAGAATCACTTCCTTGAAGGTGTATACAAAAATGAACAATTAAGGAGTCACTAATGACACAAGCACAATTAAAGCAAACGCAATCAGCTATCCTAGTTGACATGGATGGAACGTTGTGCCATAGAGAAGGATTCACCGATAGAGATCCGTATGATTACACTAGATCTGGTGAAGATGGATTAGACCCAACGGTTGCAGATATCGTTCAAAGATTTTCTGCTGACCATACTATTATCATCTTTACAGCAAGACCTGCTGCAGCTGAATTCATTTGCAGAACATGGTTGAAAGAACATGGTGTTACATTCGACGCTATCTTCCTCAGGAAAGACAAAGACTTTAGAGAAGATTCAATCGTTAAATGGGAAATGTTTCAAGAACATGTTGAGCCATTCTACAAAGTTGCATTCGTCTTAGATGACAGGCAACAAGTTGTAGACATGTGGAGAGCAAACGGATTAAAGACATTACAGGTTGCGTCCGGTGATTTTTAAAGTCACAGCAATAAAGGAAGGCAATATCGTATCAGAATATCTATATGAATTAGAAGAAACTGCTACGGTATTTGCCGTTCGTATGAGAGAAAAAGGTTATCAAATCAAGATTGAAAAGATAGCATCTCATGATTGAAACTATAATTGGAATTATATGTGTCATAGGCGTAGGCTGGACTTCTTATAAAATAGGAAGGCGTGAAGGCGCTCAGCATTGCTTAGACATACTACATGACAAACGGATTATCAGCTATGATAGTGATGGACAAATAGTTCCTAACCCATTCTTCATCCCAGAAGAGAATTAAAATTGTATAAATAGATATACAGTAAACTAAGAAAAGCCTTTACATTGGCTAAAAAGTATGGTATAATCTATTTATGTTAAAATTTTCTACATTCAAAAAATTAAACGAAGACATTAGTGCATTAAAGTATGCAGGTGACGACGCTGAATTTGCGATAAAACTAATCTCAGAGATTGATGATCAAATAGGAAGTATCGATAGCGAGATTGAATTAGATGGAAGGTCTGGAAAAAATAGCGGTGCCAAGCTTGGCATATCTCAATTAATGATTGACAACCAACGTGGTAAGTTCTCTTCATTAGCAAACTCAATCATCGACAAAAGCCCAGAATTAGAAAGAAAAAATACAGCTCCTGGAAGAGAAGAAAAAGATTACGCATTTAAACATGTGGATATGACCAAATATATCTATGTTAATCTTAGACCAACAGGAAAACGATCTGCGGCTGGCGATGATCCTAACGAACTAATGACAGCAGCGTTATGTTTACTACCTAAACTTAAAGTACCTACTAACTCAGATGAGATGGATATTCTTATCGATATTGTATCAGGTAGTTTAAAGAAAGTAAAAGGTTATAAACAAGGTCAAGTCGATTCTTTAAAAGAAGATTATCCGAATCTTTGTATGGCAGTTTCAGCTGCAATATCAATACACGAAGCTGGTTACGGTAATGCTGATATGGTATATCTTACAGGCCAAGCATGGGACGACGATGTTAAACAGTTCCAAATATCTAAATATGGAATGGCTGATTTTAACTCTTCAGATTTCATAATTAAAAAAGGTAAGAACTACCTTGGTGTATCTCTTAAGAAGAAAACACGATTAAGTTCATCTGACCCAACTCTAATTAATAAATCATTCGCTACATTATTCCAAGATAAGAAATTTGATTCAATGATTAAAGCTTTAGAATTAAAAGCTGGTATGTTTTACTTAAGAGTTATTGCTAAGGCCAAAAAAGACGGCGGGTTATCTGCAGATATGTTGACCATGATGGCAAAGAAAAGACCTAGCACAACCAATTGGAAAATGTATGTACAAAGAATTGATAACAAATTTATTAATTCAGAGTTAAAAGGATCTAAGTCTTTATTCAAAGCAATGTCTGATATCATTATTACGAATAAAATGCAGATTGCTAATCAATTAGTACAACTAATATTTAAAGCAGATCTAAAAGAATTAAAGAAAGTCAACTTTGATTTTACGCTTGTTACTGGCATAGGAGATTATGGACCAAAAAAAGGTGTAGTAGTTGAGAAGGGTGAATACAAAGACATCGATACTGTAACAACTAAACTAGATGAACTATTTAGTACAGGCAAAGTCGATATAAGATTAACACCAGGAAAGAAACAAGCATTCGAAGTTGGTGCTGGAGCAGCAATGTTATTCTTTGACTTAATGATTGGTGACATACCAGTATGTAATATTACATTAAGATACAAAGGAAACTTCAGATCAGCGCCATCGTTTATGGCACAAATGACACCAGAATTTAAAAAATTATACAAATAGGAACTAACATGGTATATGCAGAATATAAAACATTAGAAGAAGCCTCAAGAGAACTAGGCACTACGGAACTGGAAGAAGCTCCATTAGTAATGGCTGAAAGAGATATTATGGATACTGTATTAAGCGCAATTAAAAAAGAGTTTGATAAACAGGCTAACAAAAGTCCAGAAAAAGCTTTAGCAATGCTTCAGCAATTAGGCAAAATCGTTGGGTATGGTATTACTAAGTCGAATCAATCTAAAGGTAAAGCTTTTAGATATGATCTTAAAAAATAATGAAAACATTTAAGAATTTTATCTTAGAAGCAGGCCCAGGATTATGGGCCAACATCCGTGCTAAGAAAGCGCGTGGTGAGAAGATGAGAAAGAAGGGAGCGAAAGGTGCTCCTACTAAAGCTGCTATGAAGTCAGCTCAAGAAGATAAAGGAAGTAGCGAATCTTGGGAAGCAGGATTTCAAAGACGTGTAATAAAAACTACTAAGCCAGAACATTTAGAAAAAGGTTATAAGTATAGAATTAAGGGTAAAGAAAAAGCTGAAATAACTATTAAGCTTTATAAAACAAAACCAGACTTTGCTGAATTTAAGAAGCAAATGAAAAGAGTAGCTGGTCACGAATTCGGAGGATAACGTGGATATTAAACAAAGAAATAAAATTGTACGTTCATTTAACAGTAAATGGAAATATAGAAAAGACAAAGATCAATATGGTATGGCAGATGCTTGGAAAATTATTTACTCAGCTAATGCCGAAGGTAAATTCGTAGGTGACTGCGAGGACTACTCATTATCAATCTTATATAGATTGTGTGGCGAAAGTCATATAAAAATGTGGTGGATGTTAATCACTCATCAAGCTGGTATATGTTTAGTTGGTCCTTCTAAATGGAAATCATCACACGCAGTATTAAGATATAAAGGTGAATACGTAGACAACTGGACTAAGAAGTTTGGTCCTAAATCTGAAATTGAAAAGAACCATACCTTTCATTTTATATTTGGACACGGTTTAGCTTATCAAGCTGCTCTTAAAATGATTATAAGCAAAGTATGGAGAAGCTTATAATGAAATCACTAGTGCAGTACTGCTGTGAATCATGCCACGATGTTGTGATAGAAGCTTCCGAGTATCAAGGGAAAAAGGTTAAGCTTAATGATCCTATTAGAACATCAGAAAATAAGAATAAGAAATTCAAAGTGTATGTTAAAAATGACAAAGGAACTGTAGTAGTGGTCAGATTTGGCGATCCTAAGATGGGAATTAATCGTGATGACCCAAAAGCAAGAGCTTCGTTTCGTGCAAGACATGGATGCGATAAAGATCCTGGACCGAAATGGAAAGCTAAATATTGGAGCTGTTTT